CACCTTCACCAACATCAAAAAATGCAGGTATTCCACCAGGTCCCGGCTTACCCGATCCACCAAGCTGCATCAATATCTCAGCCTCAGTTGGTGTGATGTACGACAGCATATGATCTTGCCCAGCAATCTGGGTGCGACGCGGAACGGCTCCGCCCCGCTTGTTCTTCATCACTCTGTCAACGGCTTCAAACATTAACGGATTTGTACTTTTCTTGGTTCAGCCATGTATGCTTTGCCCATGCCAGCGACAAACTTATTGTCCTTTTCTTGCACAAGGACTTTTCCTTTGCCTGCTTTTACTGGTTTTGTTTTTGCGTCAGCCATAGTTGCCTCCAGTATGTTTGAGCCGCCGTCTTTACGTCGCCGTCCTTCATTTATAAGCTTTTTTGCCTGATTAGTCGATACACCAATATCTTTTCCAAATTGTGCTGCTCTGGGTCGTACCATTTTACTTCCTGTTCATCCAAGCTGTGGTGCCCATATAGGCTCCAACAATACCTGCGCCACTAATGTAAAACAAATTACTAATGTCGCTCAACGCTGTAACTCTGTCCAAAGGTATAAAAAACATAGCTACAGTAAAAACACCCATGCTAATCAATGTGTACCTTGCCATACGCAACTGCGCCAAATTCTTGCGTAGCTCAGTCTCAGTCTGCCTGATCTCTTTAGCATGTTCAAGCTCATCGTCGGTAACTACCCCGTCGCCATCCATATCGTATTGGTCGTAGTCGCTGTTTTTCTGAAGGCGCTTTGACATCACTTCTTCCCAAAAAACTTAGTCGCTGCTCGTGTTCCAAAACTAGCTGCCACAATAGTTCCCAAAGTATACTGATAGTAATCCGGCATGGACTCAAGAGCGGTAAAACCATTTGTCACTATCTCCCTGCCCCAGTCTCCACAGAATGAGAGTATAAGCGGAATCGAGAACAAAATTGTAAGCCACTCGTCTTTCCAGCTATGCGCAGAAGCATCAGCCATTTTAAGATCCCAGTCAATCTCTCCGGTAGCTTTTTTCTGCATTATGACAGCTTCCGCTTGGGCTTTAGCAACCTTGGCACCAGTCACAGCCTTCTTCTCTTCGACTTTGCCCTCGAGCCATGTACCAGCTAAATTAGCTATCGGTCCTAGAAACTGTATCATTCGTCCTCCAAGATTTCTAAAATCTCTCCAGCCTCAAGTCTAACCTTGAGTTGTTTGCACGACCATTTTTTATCGAAGTCAGTAGTATGTCCGACATTGCGTTTGATTTTACGACGTATGTTAAGGCACTCGGAAAGGTTTTTATATGGCGTGTATTCAACTCGCTCTTCACCTATCATAAGTAGCAAAACAAAAGTCATCTCAATCATCTTGATTCACCAACTTTTCTATGTTGTCTTCAATCTTGGTTAACCGCCTATCATAAAACTCCAACACCAGTTTCTGTTGCTGATCGTGTGGAGCATTACCTGATTCTATATTTTCTGCCAACTTTTCTAATTCACTAGACAAGTGTTCGATCATCATAAACTGTTCCGAGTCGGCTGGCAAACTACCCATCTCACCTCTAGGCCATTTGATGCGAAACTCTGTGTTCATTCCCAGATCTGTTTCCATCAAGATCAACTTGTTTTCGGTAGTATTAAGACGTTCGATAACTCCAAAGTAAGCCCAAGTTCCGACTGTTGCGGCTATGAGCAGTGCAATCAAGTTGCGAATAGGCATACTCAGTTCAGTGTTTTCATTCAGTTTTGGCATTAATCACACTTGTCCTGTCCTGCACACTCGGTAGGAAAACAATGCGCCATCATGCGGTAATATTCGTTTTTGTATGTGGCTTGCCACATTTCTTCGTTAATAAGATATTCACATTGAGACTCTGTCATTGGCTGCTGTAAGGCTATCTGGTTACCTATGTATTGCCACTCTGAACCTGTATGACCCCACATTGAAATCACTAAAATAAAAAGTGTTTCTGTTGTGTGGTGCACTCCAGTCATCGGTCTTATCCACCGCGCTTTAGATCAGCCTGTGTGTTGATACGATAAACATTCACATCGTTTCTATCACCAGCGATCTGTTCTTGCAGAGCTTGACGCTGCATAGCCAAATCATAAGCCTGCTGTAACTTGGCCTGATCAATCTGGAAGTCCATCGCATCATTCTGCATCTTACGCTGTATCTCTTGCGTATCGTTCTGCAACTCCTGCTGCCGGATCTGAACCAGTGGATCAGGTGGGGTCTGAGGCTTGAGCATAGGAGCAAGCTGTTCCAGCGTCGTTGCAATCTGCTGTGCCACGGCTGCTTCTGCTGCATCAGGATTGATTTGTGGAGGCTGCTGTCCTGCTGCCATAGCTTCCTGTATGCCCTTTTCAAGCATCTCCTTGATAACATCACGGGCAAATATACTAACATGCTCTTGTATGTGAGCCTGTAATATCAAAAATGCCTGCGGGTTGGCCTGTATGGCAGGCGACTGAATCATGGCAACGTGCACTCTGATATGCGCCATGCTGTCCTGCTGCGGGAATGCTTGCAACTGCTGACCCTTCAGAGCCAGAGCGTTTTCTGTGGCAGGATCCTTTGGTGCAGGTGGCTGTGGTGGTGGCAGAATTGAATCGATGTTCTTGACATCCAGTGCATCATACATCCGGCGGTAGGCTTCATACAGATTGTGCATCTGCGGTGCGGCCTGCGCCAGTTGTAGTTGTGTCTGCGCCAGTGACAGCCGCTGCGCCATAGAAAAAATCGACGGGTCGGATACAGGGAGGATATCTACACGCCCGTCGAAGTCCTGTGCCATGATAGCAGGGTTGATGTTTGCCCCGACAGCATATGGATACGGCATAGGATTGTTCTGAAATATCTCAGCCAGCATGCGAAACTCGTTCTTTTGAGCGTAGTGCAGCCGCTTGTGGATACTTGATATTACTTTTGATCCCTGCTCGATGAGAGCCACTGTAGTTCCCACGGGAGCATTGGAGTTGACATCTGCGACTTTTGTGTCCGTAACCTGTGCAAATCTTCTACCCGAATCAACGACCACCCCAAGTAATTGAGCCAGCGTTCCAGAAGGCTCCTTGTAAGGGAGTGGAATAATAGCATTCCTAATATCACCGCCAGGGGCATCAAGATCACGAAACTCACCCGGATTAACAGGCTCGTCATCATTCCTAATGCGGACTCCCCGTGCCTTGAAACCACCCGGTAGATTCGAGAGCGTACCAGCATCGATAAGCTGACGGAGTATAGACGTTGCAGCACGAGACAATCCTCCTATCATGTGTAGCAAACCAAAGCCATAGAACCCAAAACCGGGCAAAAACTTGTAATGTACGAAGTACTGACGCTTGCGGCGTAGCGGATCCTGCTCACGAAAATTGCGTACTATCGAGAGAACTTCTCCCGAAGCTTCGTCCATAGTGACGATATACGGTAGCTTGATACCTGTGTCTTCGCCCATCTGATCTTTGTCTTCAAAGCCTTCAAGATCTAAGTCCACATGGATTTCAAAAAGCGTAAACATTTCATCAGAATAGCCTGAACGTAATCCCTGAATTTCATCACTCTTGCCACGAATTGTTGAATCAGACTCGTCATCTTCGCTTGGAGATAAATCAACATCTCTATATATCCCTCCTACTTGCATCTTGCGGATTTCGTTCTCACTCATCCGAACAACATGAGTGTACCGCACTGCTGTCCTCAAATCAGACGCATGATACGGAACAATCAGATCTTCGGCGGGAACAAACTTCGATACCGCCCTCTGCTTTGTTTGATCAAAGTAAACCTTCTTGAACGTAGAACCAGTAATCGGCAGATAGAATAACATCTGATCCGTGTCCTGATCGAACTCCTCCATTATCTCCGTAATCTGGAAGTTCATGAAATCCTTCACACGTTGAGCCTGCTCCTCAACCATGCGGTTCTGCTCACCCAAGATCTGTGTCTTTACAGGACCGCCCGGTGGTAACATCTCCTTGTATGCCTGCGCCTGAAACTGCGTAATCGCCTCAGATAACACAGGATGCGTTACACCACTCGCCCCCATGAACGGCTCAGACCGCTCATCATAGTTGATCCC